GCCTCCCACTGGCAGGTCTCAGTATTTAGGCTCCAGCTGGGGAATGGTTGGGGTGCGATAAAGGCATCAAGGTCAGCGTCATAGCGGTAACCTTCGCCTGCGTAATTCTTGCGAAAATTGTTGTTGTAACTTGTCTGGCGCCAAATCGTATCTGCACCAAGCAGTGCTTGGCAGTAGGCAATGCCAACGGCTTCGGATTCGTTGCCGTCGGTATCAAGGATGTTGTCGTTATCAACGACGATGACGCGCTGCACAATGTTGTTGGCGTCAAGTTGCGCGAAGTGTGCCATCAGGGTGTTGGAGTGGTATAGCGGATAATCACGATGCCGGAACCGCCTGAAGTTGGAGTGCCGTTGAAAGTTGAGCCCCCACCGCCTCCGCCTTGGTTTGCTGCTGCGGCAGTCGCCGCCACAGAAGATATAGTGCTGCCTCCTAAATCTGCAGTCCGCGCTTCCCCATTACCCGCTCCATTTCCTGTAGTACCACCACCGCCAAAACTTGCCGACGCAGTTATTCCCTCGGTTCTGGCGCATCCTCCACCGCCGGCGCCGTAAATCACAGATGCCCCTGTAATACTTAGTGGATTACCTATGCCACCATTTCCGCCTCGGTTAGATAATGGACTGGTTCCGGCCCCTAAAGCCCCTCCTCCCCCTCCGCCTCGCCAGTAAGCATTGTTTCCATTGTTAAATGGTGTATAGATCCCGGCGCTTCCCGAATTGCCTTGCCCAGCAGTACCGACAGAGCCGAAACGGGCTTGACTGACTGTCGTTCCACCACCTCCGCCTGAACCTCCGCTTAAAGAATCTGGGTTACCTCCTTTGCCTCCGCCATTAGAACTAAGAATTGAACCGTCGGGTTTTGTAAAAGAAGAGTTTCCCCCGTTGGAAGCAAACGATCCTCTTGCGCCTCCTGCGCCGACAACAACAGCATATGATCCGCCTAAAAACTCACTAGTGCCCTGACGAACGCCACCACCACCACCTCCACCTCCTGCAAAGGTTGACGCTTGACCACCACCGCCGCCCCCACCAGCGACAACTAGATATTGAACAGTAAAACCAGGGGGTGGATTTTCGAGTACAAAAGTGCCGCTGCCGGTAAACGTGTGTACCGTGTCGGCGCCGACGGTTGTGATTGTGCCGCCGGTTGCAGAGAATGGGGGGACATCACTGAAGCCGCCCCCCAGCAGCATTTCCTGGTTAGACATCAGGTGATACCAGTGCCGGTAATGACGAATGTATTAGCAGCCACGCAGAGGATAGTGGCAACGCCGTAATTGGCGAGTGTGCGAGTGCCCGTTGTTGTTTGGCCGCCGGTACGAAGAGTTACACCAGCGCCTTGAACAATTTGCTGTGAATTTGTCGAGTTATTGAAAATAGTTACGTTGTCGCCAATAGAGAAAACCGATGCAGGCACCGTCACACCACCAGAGCTGATGCTGATGTGCTTTCCTGAATCACTTGCGATAAGCGTATAAGCCGCACTTTTAGGATTTTGCGGAATCCTTCGTATAGATCCGATGCCATCGCTAATCGCTCCTGTTGTTGAAATGCCGCCAGTTGTGCTAATAACTGTTGAACCACCAATGGTTCCGCTGGTGATTGCGCTTCCGCTTACTTTGCCGGCAGTTGTAATTGTGTTTAACTTTGTGTCCGCAATCGCGGCATTAGCGTTAATGTCTGCGTTTGTAATGGTGTTGGTCAGATTTAGCTTTGACTTGGCGATGGCTGCGCCTGCGTTGATGTCGTTATTTACAATTCCGCCGGCCAGATTTAATTTAGTGTAAACAATTCCTGCGGATGCGTTAATATCGGCATTCAAAATTGAGTTTGTAAGGTTTAATTTACTGTAGGCAATTTCTGCGTTTGTTGCTACGTCTGCGTTAGCAATAGATCCTGTAGTTGTAACTTGGTCAAAGCTGATGTCTCCCGCAAGCATCTGTGCGGTAACTGTCCCAGTGTCACCAGTAGTAACTACAGTGCCGCTTACGTTTGGCAGCGTAATTGTGCGGTTTGCCGTTGGATCAGCAACCGTAAGCGTTGTCTTGTTTGAGTTGGCAGTTGTCCCATCGAACTTGAAACTGCCTGTTGCACCAATCTCAAGCGTGCCGGTAATTGTTGCGCCAGTTGTTCTTACGCTTTCGTTGTAAACCTCTTCAACCGCCGCTTGGACATCGGTGGCCTGGATAAGGCTAAACGGAGTAAACGAGATGTTTGCCGCTGTGTTGCCTGTGATGGTTCCAGAAATATCAATAAGCTGCCAAGTTGCGCTTTGACCGTCAGAAAGCAGTTGGTCGGGCGCGTTTAGGGAAACAGTCGGTACATAAGTACCTGCTCCTGTGCCTGAGTTTGCGACGACAAAATAATACTGATTGTTTTGCGTGCTTGGTTGCGGGAGTGTACCCCCTACGCTTAGTCCCAAGCCGGCGCCGGCTGCGCTAAGTGATTCAATGTTGTTTGCTGCTGCGTCGTAGATGCCAGCGAAAATAAGCTCGCCGCTGGTTACTGTTACCGGGATCCAAGCGGAGCCGTCCCAGATGTAAAGGTCGCCTCTGCCAACGTCGTAGAAAAACTGACCCTTAAAGTCTGCGCTTGGGAAGATTGTGACTTGAGCGGTTGTTCCAGGTCCGCCGAACTGAGTTACGGCGTCGTCCGCAATGGCAGAACCAGGCACTGTGTTGGTGCCGAAGACTGCTGAAGCCAGTACGCCCGAGGTCAGCTTTTCTGCTGGAATATCTGGAATGTCATCTTCTGTGAGTGTGGCGCCGTTGGTTACATGACCTTGAGCATCAAACGTAATCTTGGTTGCAGTACCTGCGGTGACTGCATTTGTGTGATTTAGAACGCCGGCATTGGTGACGCTGAGGCCAGTGCCGGGTTGGACTGCACCAGTTGCGCTGGCGGTTGCATTGGGTAGATCTTCAGATTCAATTGCCCGGCTGCCGTTTACCAAGCCTTTTGAGTCATGCGTAACGACCGAAAAAGTGCTGGTTGCGGTGACATCGTTGTCAAGCTCCAGCGTTTCGCCGTCTACTCGCAGACCTTCAGCATTGACAATGATCGCGCCCTTTGCGGTGTTGGTTGCAGTGGGTAGGTCAGAACCAACAATTTGACGGCCGCTTACTTCACCGCCGCTTCCAGCAGGTCCAGCAAGAAAGATGCCGCCGCTTGGCGTGACCTGCGGATTAACGGAAAGAGTTGCTGTGTCGCCAACCGTCGAAACAGAAATACGGATGGGGCCAGCAGTTGTAGCGACTAGCTGGTTGATCGATCCAGCGGCCTTGAAGCTGACCCAGCTGCTGCCGTCCCAGACATAGGCTTTGTTAGTTTCGGTTTCAACTGCAAGCTGACCAGCAAAGACGCCAGTAGCGGGCAGGGATGTTACAAGCCGTGCGCTGGAATTGTCTGCAAGTTTGGTGGAATCAACTGCACCGGAGGCAATTTGATCGCTACCTACTGCACCGTTTACAAATGCACCACCAGGGATTGTCTGTGAGTCAAATAAAATTTTTGCGCTTGGGATTACGTCGTCAGAAAGCTGGGTTACTGCTTTATTAAGGAAGTCAACAACGGTTACCTTTTTGGTCTCGCTTGCAGACCGATCAGCAATCGGCAGAAAATCGTTGGAAGCTACATCCGCAGAGGCCAGGCTGTTTAGCTCACTAATCCGAAGATCTGCCACGGCCTACCTCTTGCGAACCAGCTGATAGATGCCAGCAGTCTAGCTCTAATCCTCGTCAGCAATAGCCAGGAGTCCGCCTTGCTCCAGCACGATGAAACCGGCGTCCTCCTGCAGAAGCTTGCTGGATACTGTGGTTTGCGCTCTGAGCTTGACCGGCCCGGTTGTCACAAAATTAACCGTAGAAACAATAATTTGTCCTGGCGCAAAATTTGTTGCGCTATTCGTAATCAATGCGTCAAATTCCCACCAAATGGAATCGTTCAACTGGCTGTCGGCAAAATCTCCAGCCGAGGCAGCAGTCCCCTCGCTTTTTAAGTAAAATTTAGCGCCAAAAATTCCGCCAATCTCCGTGCGCAAGGCAAGCTGCATAAGGTAATTGACAGTTTCTTCGTTGCTTTTGTTCTTGTAATCCCATTGAGCCGTCAGCTGACCGCTTCCGGTTATGAGTGAGCTGTATTGCTCGCGATAGGTATCAGACAAAGTGGTTACGTCAATTGCTTCTCTGTTTGTGTTTAATTCATACTGAATTACGCAACCCAGTATTCGTCCGGCGCTGTCTTTTACGGTGACAGAAATGGGGATGTCTGTGGTGATGTCCACCAAGCTGATGGCGGCAGTCCTATCTCCTTCAAGGCTGTCGTTGAAATTGTTGTACAGGCGGATGCCGCCAATCTCATCGACAAAGATGTACCAGTTGCCGCTGGAGTGAACGTTGCCGTCACGCCAGCCGTCAATGCCAATAAAAGAGAGCGGTACTTCGTTTGTCGAAGTGATTGTTATGAAGTCGCCAGTAAGGAAAGCGCCTTCCTCAAAGTCAAAGCTGAATCTTTTGCGAGCAACGTTTACGTCATCTGGATTGACGACTGAGAGTTTTTCTTCTTGAAGGGATTTTCGAGTTAGCTCGATGCTTCCTACATTTCCGAGATAAACCGCCATTACAAGCTCGCCTCAGATAGCACGCCTGTTACCTGGAAATTGATCTGAGCAGATGCAACCTCGCCTACGTTTGAGCCAAGACTTGCCCCAGTGATGTAGGCGTTGAATTTGATGTCGTTAAAGTTGTCGCCGTTTGCATAACGCAAGGTAAAAAGCACCGTATCGGCGTCGGTGATGCCGGCTGTATTTGTGTTAATTAGTTTTTTGAGGAGGACTCCGGCGTCGTTGGTGCCGTCGTCTGCCTTGTAATACAGAAGTGTTGCGCTTCCGCTGGCGCCTTGGACGCCGGGGGTGTACGAGCGGTGGGATTCGCCCAGCGTTGTGGTTTCTAGTGTTTCCAGGTCAGACGAAAATGACCACGAGGTCACCTTGGCCTGGGTCACGCCGTCCAGCAGCAAGCTGCCATCACGACCGGTATAAAACTTAGCCATGGCGACCTCCTTGGGGCTATTCTATACAACACTGATTAGCCGCACACGGGCGTTGCTAACGCCAGGGCGCACGTTGGTAATTTCTGGCGGCTCGGCGTAACGCCATGATCCAATCGGTTGCAGCTTATCGGCCTGTCTGGTTACAGGGTCGCTTCCCGTAGGAATGTAAGAACTTACCGAAACACCTCTTTCAACTTGAGGACCCCATGCATAAAATTCATCGCCAGCCCTCGTCGGCCTTCCAGAAACTATAAAATCAAAATCTACAAAAGATCTTGTGGCTACTACTTCTACTGGCACGACAGCCCTGACCCACTTATTAAAAACTGAATAATCGATGCTAGAGCCTCTGTCAACATTAAAAAAATCGCTTTTTATGAGCCAGCTTGAAATAGAGGACTGGCTCGGGACGTAAATGTAAATACTTACAAAATACTGCCCTGGCTCAAATGATCCGTTAATTCTTGTAAATCCACTGCCTGCTACTGGGTTTTTATTAATAAACCTAGAAACTTCAGTCAGCTTATTGTCAGGACCGAGGAGATCTGAAGCGCTTATATCCCAGTTAAAGCTAAAAATTCCCGCAGTCAAACTTGTGCTGTTTGTAAATAAATTTGTAGCTTCATCCTCTATAAGCAGACCAATGGGGTGCCCAGTTTCAGTTTCATAGCTAAATCTAGTTTCAAATGGCTGTGCGGTAACGATAAAGCCGTCTTGGTCTATGTAAGTAGCAATGCTGTTTCGTTGATTTCTATAACCAGTACCAATCAGCTGAGCGTTTCCGCTCCAGCCCTCAATTAAACGAAGAGGAAGCTCAAAAGTACCGAAGGTCCCTTTTACGTTTTCGTAGTGCCCAACAAACGTCTGCGCGTTTTTATCTGTAAGGTTTTGGTATTGCAGCTCTAGCGTGGCACCGAACCTTGTGTCTCCGTACAGAATTCGACTTTCTGCGCCGGATTGCGATCTAAATGTTCGGACTGCGTAATCGCCAGACGTGTAGCTGCGAGAAGACGGCACAAGAGCGGGAAAGTCCATGGTCAACCCTCAACGATGAAGCTGGATGGACTGAGTACGTCCTGCACGATCAAGCTGTTAAACGTACTGCTGGTTGGGAACTCAGTTGCCAGCACTTCAACCAGGCCTTCGCTATCCAAGGTTAGCTGCTCGATTGTGTAGGTGTTACTGGAGACTGTTGGCGAATTGATCGTGAAAATTGTGTTAAACAATGCCGGGTCAACCGCTTTTCCGTTGAGCACATCCAGCTCGGCAGTCTTCAACTCATCCTCTTCTGGTCCAGAGTAAAGAATGCTGTAGGTGCCATCGTTAAGAGTGCTCGCTGCAGTAATTGTTCCATCAGCGCTGATTACGCCGTTGTTGGCAGGTTGGTATGGACTGGCCTCGGTAAGGACTCGAATGTAATCGCCTGGTGCCAGTGCCATGCCAAAGGGTGTCGTTTTGAAACGAACCGAGTGGGTAATGCGTCGCCTGATGCTCATGAAATAGCGGGCAACAATAAAGGCATGTTCCCGCGAAGTGCAGAACTGGGTCAGATCGAAAGATTCAATTGGATAGGTGTCGCTGCCGGCTTCCGCCCAGCGGACGCTCAAAGTTGCCTCTTCGGATAGCTGGTTCCTGCGCTCTTTGCGGTAGCGGACGATTGATTGGAAGTCCTTGCGTTCTTCGGTCTGTAGGTAATCGACCGAAAAGCTATCTTCGATGATATTGCCTGAAGTAAACAAGCCTTTAATGTCAATCGGCTTTTGAGTGAGCGCTCCCGATACTTCACAAGGAAGTGCCGGCACCAAGCTAAATTTGCCGTTGCTTATCACAAAAGAACACAGGAAGTAGGGTGCTGTGTCAGCAATGTACTGGCGCAGGTTGACGGGAGAATCAATTGCGCCATCAAAATACAGTTTGTTTTGCTCCAGGAACGTTGTTGTCTTGGCAAAATCATCTGTTTCGATCAGGTTGGCGCTAACGACGCCACCAGCTCCAGCGACTTTATCGGTAAGTAGGTAATAAACCAGATCGGTAAATTTGTTGCTGGGGCCAACCGTTCCGGCCTCGGCGGGAAGGAAACGCTGGACCTCGATACCTTCGCTCAGCCAACAGCGCACTTGATCGATTGATGTAAAGTTCTGACTTGCTTTTAAAGACAAACCAGCAAGGGTAAGGTTTTTGTACTCAGGCAGGGCCTGGTTGGCGATTGTTTCATTTACATAGACAATCTCGTGCTCAGGGCCGCTTTCGTTGCTTTTAGTCAGCAGAGAGTTGTAGTAGCTGAGATCAGCGATCTGGCTACCGCGCTCGTAAAATCTTTCCGCGTCAGCGGAAGGC